TCAACTTCAGTCAAATCTTCTATGGAATCAACCACAGTGTCAAACTGTTCATCGGTTAAAGATATATCACCATCACCAGCGTCCTCCAAGGCTTGGACAAGTTCAGGTGGCAATTCCTCAAAGATTGCTGTCGGAAGCAACACAGGCAATTCTGGTGCGTCTGGGAAGATATCTGGAGGTAGTGGCATCATGTCGGAAGGTTCTGGCATAGTGTCGGGGGGTTCAGGCAATTGACCGACAAATGGTAGCGTATCGGGTGGATAAACAGTAGGGTATGTGTCCACAGGAAATGGCATTGTGTCCACAATTTCGGGAGGTAGTTCTAATGTTTCTGGTGGATATGTTTCAATCTCTGGTAGTACGAGGGGTGGTATCTCTGGCATGGCTGGTGGCTCTATTTGTGGTAGAGGAACCGTTGCTGGCGGGTCTGGCATTGTTGGTTCTGGTTGGGGTATATAAATTATTTGAGGCATCGTAGTAGTCGGTTGATTTACCACAGGCACAGTCGTAGAGGGTGCAATAGTAGAAGTGGTCATCTGTTGAATTGTGGATGTTGTTGTGGTGTCCCATGATGTTGTTGTCTCCTGAATAGTTGTTGTTGTTGTTGGGATGCCGTTAGTTGTGAACGCTTCGTCTGGAACTATCTCAAACCCTAAGCCGTCAATGTTCCATGCAAGCATAAGGCACGAACTGCCCCCGTTCTCGTACACCCACAAATCTAGGCTGGCATTGCCTGCACTAATGTGTATCTGTCCTGATTCCATCCAAGTGCAACCTTGGTCATTCCAGTTGCCCCATTCATTACCGTCAATGTCAATGATACCACCGTCATCTGAAGCCAACCAAAACTCAATCGTATTATGTTCCGGTATCTCAATGAAGCCTGTCATGTGAACCATGAACAGGTCGTTTGTGCAGTCCTCAAACGGTTCACCCTCATACGAACGGTTGATGTTGTTTTCCACTTCACTACCGCAAACGGTATAGATGTCATCTGACCGTATTGGTGGTATTTCGTCAATCGTGTAGTAGGTGGTTTGTAGCCCCGCTACTGGTTCAGCGTTGGCTTGCGGCGCAAACAACGCCAAGATTGCTACTGGCGCAAAAATCAACCAACGAGTAATACGCACAATCTAAAAAGTTATGCTTCCAGAACCTGTAAAAGTATAAACATGATAACCAGACCTAGATGAATTAAAACTGTATGTAGGAGAACCAGTTACCACAGCAGCATCAAAAGTGATTGGGTATGCAATAATAACCAAACCGCCCTGACCGCTAGTTCCAGCAGTACCACTAAAACCAACTTCATTACCACCGTTCCCACCACCACCATAAGTACCAGCACCAGAACCAGCACTCCCAGGTGAACCATATGAAGTATATGCTCCTCCTCCGCCACCACCAGCACGAGTTGTAGCAGTTCCATTTATGGAAGAAGATGCACCTGACCCACCGCTACCACCGTTTTCACCAGAGTTGCTTGCACCATTGCCACCTGCTCCACCACCGCCACCAGCAGCACGAGAACGACCAGCAATAATACCTTGTCCACCACCGCCATTGTTTCCTTGTGATGGAGATGTACTAGGTGTGTTTCCTGCACCTCCACCAGCACCGTCAACTCCATAAGCGCCACCACCAGAACCACCACTTGAATTTTGCGTTCCCCCGCCAGCAGAAGTAATACTAGAAAAAACTGAATCAGCACCATTGGTACCGTTTGATAATGCGCCTCCAGTGCTACCACCACCGCCACCAATTGTGACTGTTAATGCCGAACCTGATGAAACAGAAAACGCAGCAGAAGTTCTATAACCACCTGCACCACCACCACCACCAGCATAGGAACCACCACCGCCTCCACCACCAGCAATAACTAAATACTCTACAGTTGATGGGGGATTACCACTAGAACCACCAGACCAGTAAGAATCAGTCTGTGCAGTGCTTCCACGCCGTGAGCGTGGAGCCAAAATAGTAGCAACAGACCTGCCACCTTTAGTTTTGTTATTGAAAGCAGACATTTAACTTACTTGAATCCAAGACAACGATTCTTCATTCCAATAGTACATTCCGTCTGGTTTTGGAACTGGTGGCTGCCAATCATTGTTGGAATCTAAAGTCCAAGAAGAAAAAGGTTTAGGTTCAACAAATTCATCTTTAACAGAATCGTATGTTCCACCAATAGTTGCATACTGCTTTCTAAAATTGTGGTTGTACGATGTTTGCAACCAGTTGCCGTCCAAATTCAAAGAGGCAATAAATGTTTGTCCAATTTCATCTGACTGTGGATATTCTCCAACCACATCATTTGATACGACAATAACATTGGCAACAATGTTGTTTTCTATTTTTGCAAAATGTGCCATTAGAATGTAATACTCCCTAAACCAGTAAATGTGTAAACACGGTACCCTGCACGACTAACAAGACTTATTGTCGGTGAACCTGTAGTTGCACTTGCGGCATCAAAACTATCTGGATAAGCAATAACTACTACGCCTGAACCACCTGCACCACCAGTTGGAGAACCACCGCCACCGCCACCGCCACCGCCACCAGTATTGGCTGTACCAGCAACACCTGTTCCATTATTGCTTCCGTTACCACCACCACCACTGCCTCCAGTACCAGCAGTTAAACCTGCACCACCGTTGTATTCGCCTGTGCCACCGCCACCGCCGCCAGCGTAAGTAACAGAAGTACCAGAAATTGATGATGCTGAACCAGCACCGCCTACGCCACCAGCACCATTTGATGGTGCATTAGAACCGACAGCACTTGCACCTCCTCCTCCGCCACCACCCCAATAGGTGGTGTTGCCGACATCTTTTCCAGTGCCGCCAGCGAAACCTTGTCCAGCAGTTCCTGCTGCGCCTGCTTCATTGCTAATACCGCTTCCACCACCACCCGAACCACCAGTTGCAGCCAATATATCACCAGAGCCACTTCCGCCACGACCACCAGCCGTTGATGTAACTGTGCTAAAAACTGAATTGCTACCATTTGTTCTGTTCGCACCACCAGCACCAACTGTGACTGTGTAAGAGTTACCAGCCGATAAAAAAATTGAACTAGTCAAAAAACCACCAGCACCGCCACCACCCGAACCACGATTCCCTCTAGCACCGCCACCACCGCCACCAGCGATAACAAGATATTCAACTTCTGATGGTGGACCCATCCCACCACCACGCCAATAAGAATCAGCCTGAGCAGTGTTACCACGCCGATTGCGTGGTGCCAAAGCACCACCGCCAACCGATTTACCACCACTAGTGTTCCGATTAATACGAGACATCTAAGATGACCTTACGCTGCTATGCGGTTAACATACCCATAAACAACAATACTAGTGTTAGTTGCAGCATAAGCCGTAATAACCTTAGGGGTAGCATTACCCTGAAGAATAAGACCTGGAACTACTAGATACAAACCGTTTTCAGCCTTAACAGTATATTCAATTTCGTTTGTACCAGCAGTTACACCACCATACTGAATGGTAAGTTTGCGGTCAGTAGTATCGTAGTTGACTGCATACAGCCAAACTTCGTCAATTGTTGCAGGAGTACTAGAACCTGTGTGGATAGTTGGACCAGCGACACCAGACGAACCAGAGTTAATCAATAACCCCAAACCGTTTGCTGTACCGCTTAATGCTAGTTTAGTAAAAGTTGCCATATACTATGTTCCTTTGTTCCCTAAAGAGAGAATATATCTTGCTCAACCGTATCATAACGGGTAAATACCTGTAATTCTAACCATTCCTCAAAATCATTTGTGTCAAAGTTAGATATATCAAATGCCAATGGATAAACATCCATAAAGTAACTATTAGCCAAATCGCCTAAAGTATCACCCGTAGCACCCTCATCCTTAAAGAACTGGTATGCCAACGACCCACGATACTGTAAACCTTTTTCAGACCAAAACGCATACAACAAGTCACCCAAAGTTTGACCCGTTGACGGATATGCCACCGATAGAGCCTCATACATGGCATCATTAGTTGTAGTCATTACCTGTCCTTGCTAACCTTAGTATCCAAACGAAACCTCTGCTCTGATGCTGCGCTAGCAGCAATCAACTCAGTCAACTCACTATCAGACAACTCACTGGCTTTGCCGCTATGTTCAACCTGAAGTTGAACGGGAGCCAAACGACCAGTAGCCTGAAGATACAACTTAGCCGAATTGTTATCCCCCTCAAGAGCACGCTGGAACAGGTTGTCCAGCAACTGTTGTGTTCTTTCGGGTGATTGCTGTTGTTCTGTTACTCGTCGTTCCCACTCAGATTTAAATATAGGTTTCTTTTTCCAACGCCTGAGCGTTGTTTCGTCTATAGATTCTTGTTTGGCATACTGGTTTTGACTGGATGGTATCCGACCTACTGATGGGGTACACAACCAGTTTAAAAACTTTTCTTGCCGTTCATCCAAGTTAGAGTTTTCTGACATTCTATAGAAGCGGTACTGTTCCCTAGGGGAATGTTACAGTTGTGTTAATTCTTTGTTACAGTTGTGTTACAATTTGAGTGTTTTGTTATGGGTGTTGCGTTTTACAAAAACTCTCGTAGGGAACAGCATGTTTTGAGTATGGGGGGTCAGGGGGGACTCAACCTGTTGGTTTCGTCCCGTTAACGCCAGTGCAACGGGGCGTTAACCGAAAGATTCTATTATACAATATAATACACTGGAATGTGTTTAGCGTGGACAAGGATGGGTTATGGAAGTGTTGAGAACAACCGTTGTAGTAGTAGGGTCAGTTTCTTTGACCTTAACAGTATTAGGTCTACTTATTAGAATACTGTTTAACGCTGTAGATGATTGGACACAAAATGGGTTTGACTGATGAAGAGATGGTTTTGTTGAAACTGTTGAAGAAACCAAAACCAAAGAAGTAATGGGTTACACTAAGCCAGAGTTGCGTGCTAGAATTGTGTCAGCCGTTAAGGCTGGCACCGCTGGTGGTAACGCTGGGCAGTGGTCTGCCCGTAAAGCCCAAATAGTAGCGCAACGCTACAAGAAGGCTGGAGGTGGGTACAGTGGACCTAAGACCAGCAAACAGCAATCGTTGAGTAAGTGGACATCTGAGAAGTGGACTACCAAATCTGGTAAACCATCCACACAGGGACCTAAGGCTACAGGTGAACGGTATTTGCCTAAGAAGGCTATAAAGGCTTTGTCGTCAGCAGAGTATGCGGCTACGACTAAGAAGAAGCGTGAGGGAACTAAGTCTGGTGAACAGTTCGTTAAGCAACCTAAGAAGGTTGCCAATAAAACTAAAGGTTATAGGTAATGGCTAAGACAGCAGCGTGGACAAGAAAAGAAGGCAAGAACCCAGCAGGTGGTTTAAACGCTAAAGGTCGTGCATCCTATAAGGCTCAAACAGGTGGCACATTGAAACCACCTGTCACCGCTAAGGCTGCAAAGAAATCACCTAAGAAAGCGGCACGGCGTAAATCATTCTGTGCAAGAATGGGCGGCATGGAGGGACCTATGAAGGACTCCAAAGGACGACCAACTCGCAAAGCATTGGCTTTGCGTAAATGGGACTGTTAGTTATATACAATACTATATAAAATAAGGGTCCCCCACAATTAGACCCCCACCCCATGTGACCTTAGTCATAGCATGGACAAGTTGTATAACCCCCAAAAACTGGTACCCCTCTCTGGCTCTGATGCAATAGAGTACCAGACTGACCGAGCCGTAGCCCCCCCCATGCCCCCCCACCCGCATTGGAGTCGTGAATGGTGTCACAATCGTGCGGGAACACGGGTATCTGTGCGCCCACATACAGTTCCCAGCCAAAAACGGTGCGCTAATCGCAGGCGGGCGGGACTGTACGAAGCAGACCTGTTTCTCGGGTTTCTATATGCGTGGGGACGGGTGTGCGCGTCAAAGATAGGAGGCAACTGTTCGGCGATGCCACACAGTCACTAACGCTGATGATGTGTGTGTGGCTGGGTGTGCATGTCAAAGAGTTGTTGTGTCGTTCGGCGTTGCCGAGTGATACAGTGTTCATGCCTGCGTTGGTGGGTGTGAGCGTCAAAGAGGTAGAGTGGTGGTTGCGACATGGTGTTGCGACATTAGGTGTTCGTGAACGAACAGCCACACAAGTGATAGTCTGGGAGGACATCATGGCACGCAAAGCAAAAACAGTAGAAATCGTTAATGTCATTGGGCGTTACACGAAGCATGACAAGTGGTGGGTTGTTGCGTTTGATGATGCAACGGAAGTGTACGAGACTGGTACGGTTGTGACCGTGAAGCCACAGGAAAAGGATGCCCACAAGGTAATCATTCAGGTTCTCAAGGCTTCGTCAATCGTGGTTTCGGACGAGGAGTTGCCAACCTTGTATTACACCTACACGAAGGTGTCTAGCAAGTAGGTAGACGGTTGGTTGAGGGTGCACAGGTTAATCCCCTGACTTGTGCACCTGATTGCACACCGTGTGCAGATAGGATATGGCTGGGAGGCTAATATGAATAATGATAAGCAAGAGGTGCAGTTGTTACCTAAGGGCGTGTACTGTTGTCCACGCTGTGATAAGCAGTTTGAGGTGTTTGTGCGTGTTGTTGAGGTGGCTTGTACTCAGCACGGACAGATGACAAAGAAAGGAGCAAAGTAATGGAATATCAGGAGGGTATGAAAGTCAGGTTCATTAAGGGTCACCGTTCGGGTCAGGTGTGGACTGTGTTGGAGCATTATTGGGGTTCTGATAATGTTTTGGTCATGCCTGAAAAGGGTTCTGGTCGGTTCGCTGTGTGTGTTACAACTAATATGCTTGAGGAGGCGTAATGGATGAGTATAATTTAGTGTTGATGATTATGGGCTTCGGCTTAGTGTGTTTTTTATTCGGATACGGTATGGGAGGTAGCAAATGATGAGTCGTAGAGATTATCAGGTATTGGCAAGGTGCATAGAGATAGTTGGAGATAACCACAGAGGTCGGGAGGGTGAGATAGCGTTGGGTGAACTGGTGGAGGATTTGTGTAAGCGTTTGCACCTAGAGAATCCTCGGTTTGATACGGAGAAGTTTGTCACGAAGTGTAATGTGTCGTTACCACCGAAGGAGGCGTGATGTTGGTTTGGGTTAAGACTAGTTATGGTTGGGAGGCTGATGCACCTTATATGGAGGGTAGTTATATTGTGCAAGGCGCAGTAGGCGAGGGGTTTGTTTTGACAGCGTTTTGGAATTGTGTTAGCAATGGTGGACAAAATCAGATGGAGTTTGAGTGTCCGATTGTGTTTAAGTCGTTGCGTACTGCCAAGGATTGGTGTCAGCGTGATTATGATAGTGAGTGTGCATAATAATAGGTTTCCGTTGGCAATCCTGCCAACGGATTAGCATGAACTGGGAGGTTCATTATGAGTAAGAAAATATCGGTTAAGGTTAGTCGTATTAAATTGTTGGAACAACTTAAAAGTTCTTTGCGTAAAGCAACAGCAATTAGTAATGATTACGATAAGGCTACTGTTGAGCATGATAAGGAAGTTAAGGCTATTCATGCGAAGGTTGTAAAAAACTTGGGTAAGGGTAAGGTAATTGAGTGTCGTGATAGCACTGGTCATTACGAACGGGTGAACAAGGTGGTTGAGTACACGATTACTGTGACTTTTCCTGATACCTTTTTCGTTAAGCCTAAGTCACCTGAGTATCCTGAAATGTTAAACAAGTTTGAGCGTTCAGAGTTGGAGCAAATCATTAAAATGCTTGAGTTGTGTGATGATGAGTTTGTTTCTACAGGCGTTTATGGTAATGTAGCCCGATACATTTAATCGGGTCACTGTGTGGGGGTTCGTAGCCCTCACATAGTACAATTTACGCACACCTGTATGGGTGTGTGCGTCAAAGATAAGGTTTCGGCTTGGCAATTCCGCCATGCCGATTAGTGCCGAAAGGCAGGAGGAAATACATTATGGCTGGGAAAGCGTTAATTGTTTTATCTGTGAATTGTGCAGATAAATCGGCGAAAGTAAAATTCTCGTTAGAGTCGGAACGGGAGTACGATTATGCTCTGGTACGACTTGACCGTAACACACTCATTAAGGTTGTTGGGTTGTTGGGTCATAAGTTTGTTGGCAAGTCTCCATTGTCGTACACACAGTACGAGTTGAAGAATATGGCTGAGAAACTTATGACAGACCGAACGGATGTTGTGACGAGCAAGATTGTTGCTACTAGACCGACTCCTAGTGTTCCAGCACCTACGGTGACTGTCACACCTACTGTCCATGCTAAACCAGCAGGGATTGAGGATGCTTTACGGAATGTTATCACCGAGGCTATGTCGGCTTACACCGAGAATGGCGTGGACAAAGATGTGGTCACACAGATAGTGAATGAGGCTATCGGTCATCATGTGGCTGAAACACAGAAGTCTATTGACGCTTTGACACGGATTATCGCCGAGTCTAGACCTGAGGTGAAACATATTACGCTTACTGGTGGTGTTGTCCGTAAGATTGAGGGTCGTACACACTTCCTGTTTGATAAGGTGTTGCGTGTCGTTGATGCAGGGTTATCGCCTTGGATTACGGGGTCGGCTGGTGTGGGTAAAACTATGCTTGCCGAACAGATTGCTACAGCCTTAGGGTTGGAGTATAGCCCTGAGTCGTTCTGTTCGCAGTCATCTAAGGCTGAGGTTAAAGGCTATAAGGACGGTCACGGATTGTACCAGTCAGTGGACTTCCGTAAGCGTTTTGAGGACGGTGGTGTCTATCTGTTGGATGAGATTGACGCTGCGAACCCAAACATTCTGCTTACGCTTAACAGTGCACTCAGTAATGGTTGGATGATGTTTCCTGATGGCAAGGTTAAACGCCACGAGAAGTTCGTGGCGATAGCGTCAGCGAACACTTACGGCAACGGTGCTACAGCAGAGTATGTTGGTAGGCAGGTGATTGACGGCTCTACACTTAATAGGTTCGTCAAGTTTGATATGCCTATTGACGAGATTATGGAGGCTGGTATCGTGAATGACCTATCGGTGGACGCTACTAGTGGTCGTACATGGTTGGACATTGTTCGTAAGGCACGAGCCAATGTCGCCTCTAGTGGACTCAAGGTTATCATCTCGCCTCGTGACTCGTATCATGGTGCGAAGTTGCTTAATGCAGGGTTCACCTTTCAGGAATGTGTGCCTATGACATTCGGTTCAGGTATGAAGTCTGAACAGTATGCTAAGGTCATGGCTGGCATTACTATGCCTGCTGGTGGTGCTAAAGTTTAATGCTTGGATGTGGGTACACTCACCTACATTCCCAGCGTGGGTGGGTGTACCTGTCAAAGATAGCCAACAACAACTAGGAGGTAGTTATGATTACGGAAGTTATAGATAAGGTTCATGTTGATGAGTTTGAGTCGTTAGGTGAGGCGTTACATTACGCTAAGGCTAATGACAATAGGCGTTCATCGGACGCTCAGCGTGATACAGATTGGGCTGGTTCACGGGACTTAAACACTGCTGTCCAACTGGGGTTGGACGGTTGGCATGATATTCGTCCTGATGTTGATGCAATGTTTAGTCGTATGGAGGAGCAAATAAATATGTCGCTTGGTGATGTGTTTGAGATGCGTTACGATTACAGTGGCGATAGTGTGGACATTGACCGTTTCCTTATGGGTGACCCTGAACACATGATGGATTATGAGACTGTTCCTTCAGGTAGAATGGGGCGTGTCGTTCGTGTTTTGGTTAATGGTTCTGCTAGTGCGTTTGTTTCTCCCGAACTTATTAGACAGCGTGGTGTTCTAGCAGTAGCGTTGATTGATGTGTTATCTAAGTTGGGTGTTGGTGTAGAGTTGTGGTTGGAGTCTGCTACAGAGTATAATGACAAATTGCACTCACAACTTATCAAAATACATTCATCGGAGGAGCGTTTAGATATTGACAACCTGATGTTCAGTATGGCTCATCCGTCCATGCTTAGACGAGTCGGGTTCAGTATTCTGGAGCGTACCAGTTGGGCACCTGCTAAACAGTGCGCTCAACTTGGTGCAGGTTATGGTCGTCCTCACAATTTAACTCAAGGTAAGCGCATTGGTGCTGATGTTGAGATTGACAAGTTACAGAACGCAACAGGTGACCCTGTTGTGGACGGTGTTGCTTACATTATGTCCACCATTAAAGGATTGGATTTACTGTAAGCACAAACAGTGCCTACGCTGAGATAGTAGGACGGGGGTTGGACGATAAAACTCCAGCCCCCGTTAATTGATATCCCAAACAACAATATGGAGGTAGTTATGAGTAACAAAGTAAAAGGATTATTGTTAAACGCTGGTGTTGGTGGAAGTATAGATACGATTACTGTTGATGGTTTAGAATCAATTCAAGGTTATGTTGGTGGTACGATTGATGCTGTCAGGGCTGAAGTTGCTGACACTATTTGTGCTGTCGGTTATGTGCATGATGAGGGATTGATACTGGATTTGGAGATGAATTGGTTGGCTAGTGCATTGTTCTCACGAGAGATTCGTGGTAATGTTGTGTTGGTTAATGGATACAATAAGGATAACGAATATGATGGTGATAATCATGAGTTCCCTGATGTATTCATTAGGTATATGAAAACTTCTTTCCTCAAGAAAGTTGCTGATGCTTACAATGAATCACAAATGATTTCTGCCATGCTACAGTATTCTTTGGACACAGGATTGATTAGCAAAGAAGGAATTGATAATCTTATGGAAGAATTAGGCGAGGCTATACTGGCAGACGATGAAGTAGGGTTGGAAGATTTGTCTGCAAGGATTGAAGAAATTATGGCTAAACTTGATAATGCCATGAGTGAAGAAGCGTCAAGTAAATTGATTGATGAAATCTATGAGTTTCTAGATAAGGAGGTTGAGTAATGGAGTTCATTGAAACACCTATGTGTACCGTGTGTGGTGCAACTACGCTTATGTATGTGGATGAAATAGCATACTCTAGGTGGCAAGGTCAGGAAATCCTTATACAGCAAGCGTTTCCCGAGATGACTGCTGGTGAACGAGAGTTACTGAAAACAGGGTTCCATCCTGCGTGTTGGGATTCACTATTTAGCGAGGAGGAATAATGAGTGACACATTCATTAAGGTTGATGCCGTTTATGGTATGTGGCAAGGTGAACGAATATGTGAAATCATGCAATACACCCGTGAAATGGGACATGTTTGGACTACCGACACCATGTTGAATTACTTTGACAAACTACTAGAATGTTACGACTTGTATCGTAGCACTAATGGTTATGTATCAGAATCGTTTGACGAAATAGAACCGTTCAAGACTGAGACTGGAAGTAATTTTAATCCATTGAAACATTGGAAAAACATAAGGGACTCTGTAACAGATTACTGCATACAGTTCCCTGAGCGGGAACCGTATGACATTATAGATAAACTTGGTCTAACGGTAGAAGAGTTTCAATGTGCTGTATCTGTGAACAAGAACAAAACTATAATGAACGAAACGGGATTTCGTTCATTTAGTTATGCTTGTTTGGAAGATAACCCAAACTTTGCCAAGATTGGTAGAGACTACGGTACTGGAGTAAACACTATGGTTTTTTACAAGAAACTCTTCAGGGCAATAAAGTTGGCAAGGACAGAAAAGATGATTGATAGTGGTAAGATATAATGAAACTATCGGTTTCGGTACTTAGTACCTCAACCTTACTGTCCATGCTATCTAGTCTATTAGAAAAGAGAATAAATGAAAATAGATAATGTTAATAAGATAGTGTATGTTAGACAGTCTTGGTTAAATGATATGGTTATCTGTCCCGAAAGAGCCAGACTTGGTGTTGTTAGACCAGAGTTCCGTAGTGGTAGCGATGCTACCATTATTGGTACTGCTGTTCATGCTGGTATTGAATCAGTGTTGGATGGTAGGTCATCAGAGTTTGGTGATATGTTGAAGGTTGTCGGTGATGAGTATGCTACACTGGCTGCGTTACCTCATAAGGTAACAAACATTGACCAAGAGAAAATCCCAGAATATCTAGAGGCTATGTCATTAGCGTTTTACGACGACATTCTACCAAAAGTAGAATTAGGAGGCAAGGTTGAACATTATTTTAAGGTTCCTTTGGGTGTTACTATTCAGGACTATTCTGTGTGGCTTGAGGGCACGATGGACTACATCGCACCCAGCGGTCTTATATGGGACTGGAAAACATCATCCCGTGCTTATTATATCAAGGACAAACAGAAATCCGCTATCCAGCCTACGGTCTATGGTTATGCGGCGAAGTATGAGGGGCTAGCAAATGGTGATATTACCGATTTTAATTATGGGATTATGGTTCGTAGTAATCCAAGTAAGTCTCAAATTGGACATATCACCCGAACAGAAAGTCATTATAATTGGCTCAAGTACTTTGTTCGTGGCGCTGTCGGCTCTTGCCTTAAGGTGGGTACCGATAGCGAGTGGTTTATGAATGACAGCAGTACGCTATGCTCGTCATCATGGTGTTCGTATTGGAGTATCTGTAAAGGTGCTTTCAATACGAATGATTGACAGATGAATGTTAATCTAGTTATATCAACAACAACAGTAGGAGGAAAGATATGAGTGCCGTATCCAAAGACCAAAGCATTATTCTTCAAGTGGCAGGTAAGATTGCTGCCGACTTGACGACCAAGCATGAGGACATTAACCAAACTATTACAAATTGGTCTATTGCCTTTGATGCTGTATCAGACGCTCTGCTCACCACAATGGGCATGAATATTCTTACACCAGCACAAGGTGAGGCTATGATTGTTGAAGCGTTTGGTGGTACTGTGGTAACACAACCAGCATCTGCTTATCAACCAGCACCTAGTGGTGGTGGATTTCAAGTCCGTATCAAAGGTCAGCAACATGGACCGATTCCTGAATGGCTACACAGTGAGTGTGCTAAAGTAGGAGTTACTGAAGTATGGGACAACCGTGATGGTTTGTCTGCCAACCCGAAACGCCCTTGGTTTAAGGCTGTTTCAGGTGATAAAGCCTTCTGGGCACCACGCAAGTAACGATAGGATATTATGGCTCCTGATTATTCGGAGCGTTGGGCTAAGGCGGGGCGGGGCGAACTTATCGCTCCGCCCTCCTCGTCTAAGGCTTCATACAACTATTATGTTCCCTTAGTAAAAGCAGCAGACGATTATGTGCACTGGGCACAAACACCACACGAACGCATCTACCTAGGGTTCCCTGAGATTGATGCACAAATGCGTGGTATAGCACCATCAGAAATGTGTTTAATTAACGGCTACAGTCACAGTGGTAAAACATTGGTGCTGTTACAAATCTTGGTTGCTAACCGTGACAAGCGTGTAATTTACTTTTGTCCTGACGAACCACGAACCTTAACGCTGATTAAACTGGCTTGTATAACACACGGTATTGATGCCAATGTCCTTGAGACCAATGTGTCGTTAGGTGAACCTAGTAGTATTGCTTTGCTTCGTGAAACAGCGCAAGAGTTCTTTCCGAACCTTGCAGTGTTTGACCAGACCGTATCCCTTATAGATATGGAACGAGCATTATCTGAGTACACTGATGTTATCGGTGACCCACAACTAATCGTTGTGGACTACTTAGATTTGATTACAGGTGGTGGCGAGGACATCCCATCCAAAGCAAACAGTATTAAGGCGTTTGGCAAGCGACATAATGTTCCACTTATGGTGTTGCATCAGTCGTCCCGTACTGCTGGTGCAGACGGCAAGAAAATGACGATTAGTTCAGGTGCTTTCGGTGGTGAACAACAAGCAACACACATTGTTGGTGTACGCCGTAAGCGATTTGAGATTGAGGGATATATCCGTGACCTGCAAGAGAAACTTGATAGGGCTACTAACACGGAGCGTATTATAGAGAAAATAGAGTCAATGCAATATGACTTGCGTATCCATCAGGATACGGTTACTGTGAACTTGGTTAAGTGTAAGCGTCCAGCATCTAAACTATTAGATGACATGGACTTCACTATAGAAGCAGGGACAGGCAGATTGAACCGTCTTGACAACGGTGTACTACCATACAAAGAGGACAGACCACTACCACCCACTATCGCAGAAATGGTTGATGCACAGTCAGAAGTAATAGACGCACTAGCAGATTGGTGACATATGATACCTGATTACCTACTCACAGACTTCATAACCTTATTCAGAGGTCGTGGAGATGTTTACGGACATGACGAAGGGCGTTGTGTCAAAGAACCATTAACAAACGAAGTGTTCCAAAAGCATTTCAAAGACGAACCTATTGGTGTGTACCCTATGGTGCCACATCACGGCGAGTATTATGTTGCTTGGGGTTGCGTAGATTATGACACAACAGACGCTAAAGAGAACGCTATCAAACTTTACGATGCGTTAGAAGAAGCAGGCATTACATCTTGGATAGAGAAATCTAGAAGCAAGGGTTACCATGTTTGGGTATTCTCCGAACAGGCTGTCCATGCTACAGATATGCGTAACATGTTGCTTATGGCATCACAGGTAGCAGAAACACCAACAACAGAAGTCAATCCCAAGCAGACAACACTTAAGCAAGGTCAGTACGGCAACTATGTTCGTTTACCTTTTGCACACATTGATGACAAGTACACAGATAAACAGCGTATGATTTATCGTCAGCGTATCAACGACTGGCAACAGCCGTTGACACCAATGTTGTTCATTGACTTCGTTCGCAATGCTATGGAGAAGCGTGTATCTAGTGCAGACATCAAACGCATTGCCGACATGTATGTTCCACCAGTCACAACCACACCAGACATTACACCAGACTACGAGTATGATGCCACGCTAAGCGAGGCTATGGAGTCCCTAAGCCCTTTAGGTAAGGTTATCTGGCGTGATGGTCCACTAACAGGCAAAGACCGTTCCACCACACTAGCCAAACTTGGACATGAGTCTGTTCGTTCAGGTCTTAATCCGTCACAAACCAAAACGATTCTGCGTACAGCAGACAAGCGTTGGGGTAAGTATCACATTCGTCCCAACGGCGAATTAGAAATAGACAAACTAGTAGTCAGGGTACATTCATGAGCATAGAACAATCAAAGAAACGCAATGCACGGCATGGCGCATACAAGTTCTGGACTTCAATTCCTAAAGCATCCGACATCAAAATTACCAAGGCTGATGGAACTATTACATATCAGAAAGTAAACAACAAGGTTTATGCGGCTAAGGTTATTCGTAAGGCAAAACCATGACAACAATTTTAGCAATCCAAGGTGACGGTTACGCTGCCATAGGTTCAGACTCCCAGTGGACCGATGATTATGGGCGTGTCGGGAAAATGGCGCAATCAAAAGTTGTGACATTGGGCAGATACCTAGTTGGTATCGCTGGCGACACGAGGGGAGCAAACATTGTGCAACACATGTTTGTTCCTCCAGCGTTACCTGTCAAACTTTCAGGAAACAAACTAACAAACCTTATGGTAACACAATTCGTTCCCGCATTAAGAGACTGCCTAGAAAAGAATGGTGCAGGTCGCCCACAATATGATGACCAGCCCGCACAATCAGCGAACGACATCCTAGTGTGCGCTAACGGTGTTATCTACCAAATTGATACAGACTATGGCACTGAGATAGATTCATGTAATCTTTACGCTATAGGTTCTGGAGCGCATTATGGTTTGGGTGCATTGCAAGCGTTAATCGGTGCTAAGAAACCTTCCATTAATACTGCTAAGCAAATCATTCTTAAATCGTTAAACATATCAGCGAAGTTTGATAGCGGTAGCGGTGCACCATTCTACACATTCTTGCAGGTTGCTAAGTAATGTCATCACATTCTATATTCATTGAGATGAAACCCATACCCAAAGGTCGTCCAAGGATGACACGCCGAGGGCGTGTCTTTACACCACAAACAACTATAGATGCAGAAGTAATTGTGCGTGAAGCATGGACAGGACCTTGTTATGAAGGTGATGTAAGTTTGGTGTGCCAGTTCACTAAAGAAAGCGTAACTTTAACTGTCAGCGAAATATCAGAAGGAACATTAACAAAATCCACATTACGAGGAGACATAGATAACTATGTCAAGTTGTTGATGGACGGACTGAATGGAGTAGCATGGCAGGACGACAAGCAAGTGAAACTATTGATAGCAACAAAAGAGTGAACCAATCCGATTATGATATTGCACCAAAACAATATGACTTCCACACAGATTTACGCTACGGTAAGAAAGGTGAGAAACTTGTTGAAGAGTTTCTTGAAACCCTTAGCGGTGGTGCGTTTGAAGTTAAGACAGACCGTTATCGTAATGGTCGTATGGTATTGGAAATGGAACACAATCCCCGCAGACAAACAGACGAAACAGGTAAAGCGTTATGGAAAGCATCAGGCTTAGCAATTACCAAGGCACGCTGGTGGGTGTATGTTTATACGCTTGACGGTTCGTTTGTTATTGTGGATGTTCCACGCATTAAAAGATATCTTAAAGCCAACAAAGAAAGATTCAACCCCAAGAAATACCACGACTTTGCACACAGGAGCAGTAACCCATCCAAAGGATATCTATTACAACCAGAAGATGTAATGGACATGATGATTAACCCAGCATATGACACAGTACCCAAGTTATAACAACCCACTATCAGACGGCAAGGACATTCCCGATGTAAGGGAATACGACCCAGATAGCACAGAGTGGCTTATGATGCCACATCAAATTGTTGTGCCCTTGGTTGACAACGATGAACTCATTGAACTTGTGCGCGACCTTCTGTCCACGCTAGATGACATTGACCAACAGATGATACAATTGATTTACTACGAAAGAAAAACATTTCAAGAAGCAGCACAAATCATAGGAATACGAGCCAAGTCTCATGCTTGGCGCAAAACAAAAGCAGCAATGAAAAAACTGGAAGCCACATTACGAAGTGATGTGGGACTAATGGAACTACTGGAGAAAAAATATGACATCCATAACTAGAAAACATAACCACAAAAACTTTAACCAAGCAGCACAAGCAGCATATAACACCATAACCTCTGAAGCAAAAACAACCTTATCAGACCCACAAAAGTTCACCCCAGTACAAACCTTTATCTCACGATGGGTTAAAGAATTATCCGAAGGCGAATACAGTTCAGATGACACAGAGTTAGTTATCATGGTTGCTAAACGAGCAGGTGTAGAAGCAATGTACTGGCTAACAGAAAACCTAGGGACAACGATGCCAGACATCGTTGAAATCGTATGCAAAAAACAACATGACTACGGTCACCAAAACATCAACAACTTTGGTATCATCGGTGTTGGTATCAGACTGTGCGATAAAATTGCACGAATTAAAAACCTAGAGAAAAGTGTTACCCCGCAAAACGAATCATTAATTGACTCATACATTGACATAGTAGGATACTCTATCATTGCTATAATGTTAGGAGAAGATTCGTTTCAACTACAACTCAAAGCAGTGTGATATGACCAAATCAAAAAAGTTAAATCTAGAAATATTGAACGAACAACTAACACACTTACATGCGGAACTAACTAAGGCTGGCGCACCCAAGACTGCGGTGCGCCGTGTAGAAGATATAACTGTGTCTGTTAAATGGATAGAAGATATGTTCCATGACTGAGTTCAACTTTGACCCTGATGACATGACAGAACTGTCAGGAATATTTGCTGAAATGATAGCAGATAACGAGGACGGATTCATTATGGAGTTCGGCATAAGCCGACTCGCCGCTAAAGAAGTAGTTGACATGTGGAAACAAGCATCCAAAGGAAACAAACTAGCCCAAGCCGCATCATGGCTAGAGTACTCAAAAATTGTTAGCCAACTTGCTAAAGCATTAGAACAAGACAACTAAGGCTGTTCAACCTGACCAGTTTGCTTGGACTCTATAATACCTTTAAGTTCTTTCTCAAGGTCCTGTAAATTGTATTTACGCCTGATGGCTTCGCCACGCTGTTGCTGTTCGCCAATCTGACGATACGGTACACCAAACCAGTTCAACACATTACCCAACCAACGCTCTTCAAGCGACTCTTTGCCACCCAACCTACCACCAGTTAAACGGAACGCTTGTGCCAGAGTCGGTAAAGCCTGCTCAATAATATAAGTAGCCTTAGGGTCAATCATCATCTTGCCGCTAGCGGGGTCAATGTCAGCCCACTGTGTACCAGTAAGATTATACATTAACTTAGCAACAGCAGACTCAACACCACGAGCAGTACGCTTATCACCAAACGGGATGTCCAACGCTACTTGTTTTCCGTACCACAGTTCAAACGGAACCCGCAACAGCGGGGTCGCCATACCCACTAAACCACTAGGGGTGCCAATGTCTTTAATGTTTTGTGCCAAACGAACCATAGGCAAATCTGGTGTTATAACAGCATTAAGACCAGCACCCAAAGGACCAGCCTTCTGAATCCAACTAGGCACCATCAACTCACTGTTAACAGGAAACTGACGCTTAATATTTTCGTACTGAATATAAGCCTTAGGACGAGTGACCATTTGCGAAACTTGCAAAGGGATATTGCGACTAGTCCACAACCAAAACGGAACATACTTTTTGGCTGTTTCATCTAGCGCAGACAAGTCAGTGTAATCAAAGTGAACACGGCGAATACGGGCAACAGCCTCATCAAAATCCATGCCACGCCGAACCGAATCCAACGCCATAGGAATACGCAAAGCGTTCTCAACAAAATCATTCTTACGGCTATAGAAACCTAGATACTTATTGCTATAACGAGTAATCACATTACCCTTAGCACCTTCAAGACTGAACGATGGTAAAGCCATATCATCACTTTGACCACGACCAGTAGCAGCAACAATCCTTGAAACCAAATCTGCTTCAGCCATCTCGGCTTCAGTTGACAAACCTGCTCTAGACATCCAGTTAGCGTATGTATCACCAGAGATGCGCTTGCCTCTAGATTCAGCCTGTGCCCTAGCCCATTTCAATCCAACACCCATTTCGTCCAAGCCAACACCATCAGCGTAGTTCATGAACGCACCAGAGAAACCGTTACGCATAAAGAAACCAACAGAAGCGGTAACATACCGCTTCCAATAGTTATTTAAATTGCTGGCATATTTTATCAACTTTGCCGATTCTTCGGAGTCACGCAACTTCTTAAGATTAGGTCCCCATTTTGCGGCAACCTCATCAGGGACTTGAACACCCATACCTTTAAGAACTTCCCAACCACGCTCAGCATCCTCAAAAATAATCTTGCCAATCTCACCAGACTCAGCCTTGGTGAGTTTCAAATAGTTGTCAGCGATTTCATTATCAATTTTGCCTAATTCAATTTCACCAATATGAATCAAACCTACAATACGGTCATAAGCATCTCTTAAAGCAGGGTCAAAATCCAGCAATGGGCTATTACCAACTGCTTTCTCAACTTGCCTAACCCAAGCAGCATTAGAAGCACCAGTAGAACCCTTAGCAGGCTTACGGGTTAACAAAAGTTTAACACCTTCAACTTCGTTTTCAATCATGTTACCCATAGTGCCATCCCAGTTGTCCATAGCACGAGCATTATCCAACACAAGGGGCAGACGCTCTTCAAGCGTCATACGCATAGAATTAGCCTCTTCGCTTAAACCATACTCGTTAGATAAAACTGATTCAATTTGACGGTCAACATTGTTGGCTTCTCTAGCGAGGACAGAATCCATTTGAGCAAGTTGTTTCCTTGCTTTCTTAACCGACATGTCCTTGCCATCAAAACGAATAGTTTCGGTGGAGCGCATACGCTCCGCCAAATCATCAGCAGGATTAATTAAAGTGTCCAACTCTTTAGCAAGACTATCTCGTGCTTCCTGCATAGCCTGAAGGTCAATACCCTCAGTGCGCAAAGAATCACCTCTGGACATCAAATCAATTTCATAAGATTCTTTAGACCCACGCAAAATGTTTTCTGCCAAAGGATTATCCATAACAGTTTGCCACTCATCGGTTACACCAAAACCAACCCTTGGGGTTGGTGTATCCTTAGGAAGTAGTACAGCCCACTCGGAACCAATATCCTCCATGTCAGGGAAAACGGTTCGCATAGGAACAAGAGTTCCCTTAAAGCCACTATCAACAGCATCATCGGTTAACCCTCTAAGGAAATCATTAACCATACCACGAGCAACATTATCGCTATTCTCAATAGAATATTCTGCTGCAACTTGCTGAAAGTTGTTTTGTAACCAACCAAAAAAACTTTCAATTTCAAAACTAGTAAGGTCAGCACCCTGCTCAACAGCGTCATCAACCATTCTAGTAAAATCTAAGAAACCTTCAAGTAAGTCAGCCTTGGCTGGACTTACAATACGCAAAGTTTCCGAAATCTCACCAGTGTTAAACACCTCATCAACAACACCAGCCCAAGTTGGGTCCTCAATACCAGTTTCACGAAACACTCTTGCTACAGTATCCGAAACAGTTTCTGGTGAAACAACCTGTTGCATCATTTCCGCATTACGAAAATCAACCAAATCCTCTTCGGGAATAGCATGACCCATCAAACTATCTGGAACACGACTGAAAGTACCAAACTCATCATCAACAGGTTTAGTTGTCCACACCTGAAATGGTGCCTCAACATCTGTCGCATCAGGAACAGAACCCCAAATCACACCATCATTAGCATAACTAGCACCCTCACGGACATCGCTAAGAACACGAACACCTTCAAGTTCAATATCAACTTTATCTAATTCTTCAACAATGCGATTACGACTAGCATCAAACTCGGCACCAGCAGGCATTTCATCTAATGTTGCACGCAACTGATTACGCCTAGCCAATAATCTTGCTTGCTCCCTAGGTTCAGATTTGCCACCATTGCTTAAACGCTTAATGCGTTCAGCAAACCATTCCAAAGATTCATTACCTGATAACTGAGAACCACCATCAACGCCACTCATACGAATATATTCTTTACGGAAATCCTGCAACAACACATGGCGACTGCTAGTGTTGTTTCCTATAGCGTCACGCAATTCTTCGGCATAACGCAAATACCCACCCCAAATATCATCAAACTCACCCTTAGCATCTTGAGAAACACGAACGCTCTTAAGACGAGCAGATTCAATAACATCCCAAACCTGATTCAACTCTGTTTGGATAGCATCAATTTCTGAGTCACGCAAAGTACGCTCAACATAACGACCTTGAAGAACTTCATCCAAAATAGCAGTAAAGTCATCCCCTGCTGCCGCAACACCCTCTTTTGTCCCAGCCAATCTTGGGGCATTACGAACTTTGGCACGCAATTTTTTTTGCGTGCTAACAAGAATAGAACGAATACGAGTCAAATCATCAACCAAAGCAGGGTCTTTAACAATTTTTTTAATTATCAAAGGTTTAATAGCATCAGGACCATAACTCATAGCACGGTTAACATAACCAATACGACTCTTGGCACGAGCAATACTTTCAGCATAACCCTGAGCAATAGTTCCCAAATCATCTTCAAACCATTTGAAACCAAGTTCCTCATTAGAAATTTTGTTCAAACCATCAATAGTGGCATCATCAACCTTGCGACCAAGGAACTCTGCTTGCTGAACAATTTTGCCGTCCGCATCCATCACAGGTGCACGCAACTTACGGAACATTAAAGTTCCATTAGTTTCCAACAAATCTCTTTCAGTCAAACTAGCAGAACGATAACCAGACCTAGTGATACCACCCTCACCCAAAGTCCAAGCCTTAGCCTCAGGAGTAATAGTGTGAAACAGGTGATTCTCCAAATAACCCATTTGGCTAACCTCTAAACCATATGCCTCGCCGAGTCTGTATTGAAGTTCAACAACTTCATTACGCAACTTATCAGACCAACCCTTATAACCAGCATAAACTTCTTTAGCAATATCACTAAGACCATCATCCGAGCCACGCTCTATAGCCCTGTAAACCTGTCCAATGCTTTCATCTGTTAAACCAGCAACTCTAGCATTTTCCATCATCGTAGAAATCTCACCCTGAGCCTGCATCAACGATGTAGTCAATATACCTTTAGCATGAGCACTAGCAGACATTTCCATCAAACCCTGAACAAACTCAGGCTTATATATGTTTTGAGTCGTCTTACGACCAAAACCTTTAACAGTTAAATCTTTCAAAGACTCAACAGTGGTTTTACTTAACAATGCTTTACCAGCAGTAGTGCTACCAACAACATCGCCAAGACCAGCACGGACAGGAGCCGCAGTATATCTCCATGCCTTAGCCAAACCACTACTATAAGGTATTTCCTTACCCATATACTTTACACCAGAAACAATACCCTCAGCCTCACGAATGTTTTTAGGTATAACAGAAGCACCATAACGAGCAATATTAGACAACAACGGTTTCAACTCAGGATACTTTGGTGCCAACAACGCAGCCTTATTAGCCAAAGCAAACCGTGAAGCCTTAGACGCGGCACCCGCACCCAAAGTTACATATGTTGTAGGGTCAAAAATTGCATCAGTAGTAAAATTGGTTATACCCTTAATCCACTTATTCTGTACTCCAGAAGCCTCGGCAGCACTAAACCCTCTTGTCCGTGCTTGCTTTACAAAGTCATCCCAACTTGGTGCATTACCATATGTTATATCAACAAGTTCTTTTACAAGACTTTGACCAGTTCTTTGAAACGGTGAAACAACAGTATCATAAACCTCATAGGCTGCTTTACCAGCAGCCAATGGAACAGCAGAAATACCTTTAAGCAAAGCACCAATAGGTCCTTTGTTGGCTACAGACCCACTACCACCAGCCGCAATCTGCATTGCGGCGGTTCTAGCCTTAGCAGATTCAGCATAACTTAAAGCAGGGTTACCAGCAAGTTTGCTAACAACTTTATTTGTTTTAAGTTCTAAAGCATTTTTCTCTTCAGAAAAAGTGGTCTTAGGTTTTCCAGCAGTCTTGGCATTGATGGACAGGTTAATAACTGTTCCATCACCCTTAACATATATAGGGTTACCATCGGAATCAAAACCATAACCTGAGCCAGCAGTGCCAGATTTATTAGAAAAAGGTGAACGCTCAATTGCCATTATTTTTTGTATTTTTTGGCTAGTGCTGTTAGGCGTTGTGCTTCTGCTTGTTGTGGTGTAATCTTTACTGGCGGTTTGCTTACTACAGTTTTGTCTACTGTAGGTTTGACTACTGGTTTGGGTTTTACAACTGGAGCAGCAGGTGCGACAGGTGCGGTAGGAGGAACAACTGGTGCTGTACCAGATTCTGCTATAGTGGTTGCAGCCATCTCATCAGCCTTAGAAATAATATCTGCAATAACCGAATCAACATCTGATTCGGCACCAGTGCGCTCTTTACCTAATGCTGCTAACTGTTCAGCAAACTGTGTATTAATACCAGATTTAACTTCAGCCCTACGACCACCCAACTCTTGCAACGCAGCCATAGTACCCATTTGTGCAGCGTTCTGTTGAGCAGCGCCATAATTCATTTGACCAGTGTTTAACTGGCTTAACGCATACTTTTCTAAATCAGAAGTTTGTTGACCAGTTTGTCTAGCCAAATCTGTAGCAGCCTGAACCTCACCAGTGCCAGCACCTTGAGAACGCAAAGCGGCTAACAAAGGAGTATCGGCAACACTATAAGTACTAATAGGTACACCCTCATATGCTGTGCTACCTTTAAAGTTTTTGTTGTACTGCTCTTGAGCAGTACCAACTTGTTTTTCAGCCAAGTCAAAAGCGGCACTAGCATTTTTTAGAACCTCAGCAAGTTGGTCTTTAGTAGCCTGTTGTTGTGGGTCATACAACTCTGCAACACGCTTTAACATATCTGTTTTGCGAGTTTTAGCCTGCTCACGCAAATATGTTTCGCCTGCTTTACCACCAGCAATTTTGTTTAATCTATCTGTTTCTTCTTTTGCCAACTTTGCAGCGTCTTGAGATTTTTCATATTTGAATTTGTCTCTAGCCAAAATGTCTGATGCACTTGGACCAGATTTAGTTCCAGAAGCAGTTTTGTTTGCAAGGTCTAAACGCTTTTGAGCATTTTCAATTTGTGTAGTTCTAGATGTCCACCAACCAGCAGGAGGGTCCTCATCGGTTGGGCTTGCTGCTTTGTATTCGGCAGCCTCATCAAAAACTGTTTGCCACATAGAGTCAATAATATCTTGACCAGTCATCGGCACTTCAGGTGCCGCAGGAGCAGTAGGTGTTGCTGGACTAGGATACATTCCAGTTACAGGACTAGGAGGACCAGCAGCGGGACGGCGAGGAGTAGGAGGCACAGGAGTACTTGTTTGTGTCTTGTTAGTAACTCCTGGCATACCCTTGGGAATTGAAGTACTTCTCTTATCAACAACTCCTGGCAGACCCTTAGCACCAGAATCACTTTTAGCAGGAACCATCTCAAACTTGCCTGTAGTTGAATTATATTTAAAACCAGCCATAATAACTCCTAGTAAGCCGAATACTGCTTCAAAGCAGTAGCCGCATCAATAACATTCTGTTTCTTTTGTAACGCTAACTGTGCCAAGTAATCATCCAACTCAGCCTGAGCATTAGCCTCCTGCGCTGCAACCAAATTAGCCTCATCTTGCAACTGCTGTGTACCCTCACCTATTTGTGTTTGCATATCGGCAGCATACCTAGATAAACCTGCACGCTGAATACCAGACTTAACATTAGCCCCAGCCAAACCACGCTGACCATAAGAAGCCATCTTGGGACGAAAACCCTCAGTGAGTTGCTGAGTCAACTTAGACAGTGACCTTTGTCCACGCATCTGCCCTAAAGAGGCAGCCTGACGGTTAGCAATACTGGAAGCCGCACGCCTTTTGCGTGCTGTAGCCTCAGCCATACCATAATCACCGTAATATGCGTCTGTCATACTCATCACTATTACCTGTTTTGTTCCTTCATCATAGACTTCAAATCTTCTATTTCCTTAGCCATCTTACCTAACTCGTTTTGCAAAGACCTAAAAATGCTTTGCAAAGTATCCTTATCGGTACCGCTTAGCACGGACAGAAAGGGTGGTTGCCACATATTAACCGAAAATCTGTCCACCAAGAACAATATCGTTATTGTCCCCGCTAGTTGTTAAAGCAGTTACGGCAGCAGCAGCCAGTTTGCTGTACACAATGGCACCGTCATCAATGTTGGTTCCAGCGGCTAATGCTTCAGCAAAAACTTTAACAGCGTTAAAGTTTGCCACGACTTCTGTTGCAACAGCAGGAGTGCCGTTCGTAAATGTATTTGGTATGCTTAATGTAGCCATCTTAGCCCTTTACTCGTCTTGAATTATATTTATATCCGATACTATTAATACCCCATTTTTGGCTGCTAGGACCAATAAACTCTAGTTGTACTGTCCTTGCTAATCCTAAGTTTCTTCCAGTTTTCACAATAGAACTAATAGCACCACTAGACCAATTTTCGCCCCATAAACCAGAACCCCAAATCAACGAAGTTGTTGGGGGTGTTTGTGTAATGGTAAAACTTTTTCTTTCGTTGTTATCACCTTCAGTGAAGTCGTGATATACTTTAACTGTAATGTTTTGTGTAACATCAGATTCTTTAACAACAAAGTCTGGTCGGCGAAACATTTTCTTTTGCATATAAGAACCACCATCAAACCAACGAGTCTTATAATATGATGTAAACGCTGTAGCAGTTCCAGAAATGTTATCTGTTTCCTCAGAGTACAAATCAACTTTCATAACATATGCTTGTGTCGGATGACACATTAAACGGTAATCGTTATTAGATGAATCAGTCCAATCGCAACCACCAACCAAACCGTAACCATCAGATGTTTGAAACTGTGTGAATACACCTTCACGAATACTTGGGTCTAAAACAAAATTGACACTAGGATAAGCAACACTGGTTTCAACAGAGTAAGGTACAGAAACCCAAACACGCCTACCAACCCAAGAAACGCTAATGGATTCATGTTCCGCAGGGTTAATATGATTTAAGTCAATAGCGGTACGCAAGTTGCTAAACATGTCTTGAATAGCGGAACCGTTATAGTAAAACAAACCTTGGTTATGGCTAAAGAAATATACACCATCTTCAGACTGTGCTATAGAGTGATGGCTTAGACATCCAAGACGGGTTGTTAATTCTACAACTTGAAAAGTTGCGGAATCATAACCCAAAATAGTGTAAACAGCATTAGGTTTAAACACAACTAACTGTCCACCAACAACAGCCATACCAGTAATACCGTTGCCACCACCGTTTAATTCAAAATAGTCGTCCTCATCCCAGTTCTCAGGAGAGTTTTCCAAAGACCAATAAATACGATTAGGGTAATCAACGGTAGCAATGTCAACATTTGCAGCCCACATTTTGTTTGCATGAACAATCAAATGTTCTGCCGTAGGCATTTTACGCTGTGTAGCATCAGGTGTTGTTTGCCAGTCATGCGGATTAGTACCAGAGGCTGTCAACGCTGTAGCATAAGTGTCAGTTGTTTTCCACACATATCCACCACTACCAGCAATACCAGTAGAAATATACATGCTATTGCCCCACTGCGCCATGCACACACCATGAGGGCTAGCGGAAACAATATCGTTACCAGAAGAATACTGTAAAGTGGTAAAGTTGCCCCCAGTAGAACGAAACACTTTAGTACTATTGGCTAACATTACTGTTGAGGTTGCACCACTAAAATTATACAATTTTTGTGGTGACCAAGTACCAGCAACAGCAGTAGTATTTAAGCGTTGTTGACCGCCACGACTAAACACTCCGCCTCGTGGGTCAATTTCAACATTTAACATGTCAGGAGATTCGTAACTAGCCAACTGAAACTGGTCGGCACGGAAGTTTAAACCACCAGTGAAATCCGATACTTCACTAATTTGTATCTGGGTCATTACTGATTAACTTTAAGATTTTTAGCCATAGTCTGCAAGTAACCGTTGAAAGTTGGACGACCAGAAGTTTGCCCAGCGTTCAAACGCAAGTTAGCATGGCTAGTAGGTTTACTAAGATTTGCTGAAGCCAAAGTTACACCCTCATCAAATGAACGCTTATATTCTCCAGCCATCAAAGTATCTTCAAGACGCTGATACACACGACTGCAAGCATAATACACTAAAGGGAAATGCAAGTTTGCACTTGCATCAACATTACCTTCAGAAGTAATCCAATCAATAGGTTCACGATAAGCACGGACAACAAGAGTACGCACATTGTTCGGTTTAGGGAACAAATGGATTTTGCCTTCCCAAATAGAATAAAACAACGGGTCACCACTAGTGTCATACGAACCAATATATGTTTGCTCAGCCATATCGTGACTAACCATATCTAAACGGAACCCAATGTTATTGTTGTCCACAATAGAAACAATCTGACTAATAGGGTCGGCAGTGAAACCTGATATAGTGTATGGTCGTTGTTCGGCTACGGTATCAAAGGTAAAACTTTTTTCTAGAAAAGTCCAACGCTTTTCAAGGTCTAAAATACGGTAGTAGCCGTCACGCAAATAAACATTTAACAAAGAATCTGGCAAATCCTCGGCATCAAGGTCAGTGATATTACGGACAGTATCCCGTAACGCTGTAGCAGTCATTTGAACATAAGCCATTAAATACCATCCTCAATTTTGGTGGCAACCTCAGCCAACGCTTTAGCCTGCTTTAAATGACCTGCACAGAACAGTTGTCCACGCACCTTGTTGGCACCACAAGAATCATCGTTACCAGTACATTTGTCACCCCGACCAATATAAGGTCCACTAGGGGCAGCAATACGGGCATTGGCAACCGCTGACAAGCGGTAGCCATCCACAGGTTTACCGTAAAGGGTATGGGCGTGAACAGTGTTATTACTCATCATATAAGCCTGTAGGTTCCCTACGGCTTAGGTAAACGGTTAAGTATATCTATGTAAGCCTTAGTTGAACCAGTCTTAGCAGCAGTCTTAGTAGTTTTGGCAGCCTTGCTTATAGGTCCCATACCGTAAGTGGCAGCCAACCATGCGAGGTCGGCTGGTTTACCTTTACCAGATATAATGTTTTGTATTTCGGGCAAAGCAGCCATACTACCCAAACCAGAATTATTGATAGCACCAGCATAGTCACCTTGTTTGAAACGGTCCCGTGCTTCTTGTCCCACAGTCCAAGAATCAGCAGTAGCCTTGAGACTGCCAATAGGGTCAGATTTCAGCATGTTAACATCTTGTTTCAACATGCCACCCAAACCAGAAAGAATACCCCACAACTTTGCACTACCCTTATCCAACATACCCATCTTAGGTTGTGGCTTCTGGCTGGCTTTGTAATTAGTCATTTGGTCAGTGGACAAATCTTTAGCATAGTTTTGCAAAGCCTTCATACCACTATCTTCACCATATGTAGCCAACCCGCTAGGCAAAATCTGTTGAATACTCCAAGGGTCAACAGGCTTAGGGGGTGCTGTTTGTGGCTTAGATTTCTTGAATCGTGCAGCCATAACTACTTCTTTGTCGGTGGGTTGCCGTAACGCTGAACAGGTTTACTGGACTTAGGTCTTACTGTTTCCTTCTTCAATTTTGCTAGACGAGCATCTTTCTGCTGGTCAGTCAAAACTTTACGGGTACGAGTCTTATTTGCCATTGCAGCATTTTTATCTTGTGCAGCACGCAAACGCATAGACGACTCTGTTTCCTTAACAGGTTTATACGCTTTCTTTCTAGGACCACTAGAAGAACCCATTTTGGAATCAGCCTTTTTGATTAGCCGTTCCTGTTGTTTACGCTGTTCCAAGTTAGCCAAACGGCGTTGCGTAGCCTTTTCGTTAGCAGTCATATAATCTGGTTTCTTACCCTCAAGACGCTTACCACGCTTCTCAAAAGCCATAGCCTTACGGGCACCAGTATCAACCAACTCTTTACGGTTCATGGTACCATACTTTTCCATGAGATACTTTAAGTTACTTTTGGCACGAGTATTAGTCCGAGAAGCACTCTTCAAAGAATCTTTGGTAATGGCAGCAATGTCAGAAACAGAAAGGTCATACCCTTCTTTTTTGGCGTAATCTTTTACTTTAGTGATTTGCTTTGTCAACGAATCTCTTCGTCCTTGCGAACCTTTAGTTAGAATACGGTCTGTTGCATCAATGACTTTGTTAAACTTTTCTGTTTCTTGACCAAAGTATGATTTAGCCTTGTCAAGTTTCATTGAACCGCCACCCCAGCGTTCATTAACTTCAACCATTTTTTTGTTAATATATTTTGTGCGACTAGCATCCTTGCGAGCCGCCTTTTCGGCGGGTCGTTCAGCAGCAAGTTTAGCATCATATTTAGCACGGTCAGCAGCAGACTTAGCCCTATTGGCAGCAGACCTTTCAGCCTTAGTCATTGCTTTAGCGGGGACAGAAGCAGCCTTACGCCCAACACTCTTAGTTGTTTTAGCAGTAGCCTTAGGTGCGTTAGCACTAAGGCGTTCTAATACCTTGCGAACAATGTCATCGTAAGGACCCTTAGCCATTATTAGCCTTGCTTTTTGCGCAACATTTGACGCTTGCGCATGTCATCTAATGCTTGTTGTTGTCTTGCTTTTGCTTGCACTGCTGTTGAACCCATGATTCCCATAGCGACTTGTTTTGCTGGTTTTACTTGCGCTGGTTTTGGCATCTTTGAACCATCACCAATACGCTTAGGACGCTTTGGTGGTGTTGGAGCAGTTTGACTTGGATAAGGCTTCTTAGGCATTACTTGCCCTCTTTCTTTTTCTTGTTGTACTTTTCACGCCCAGCCATACGGCGGGCTTCCATTTCATCTTGACGCTTAGCCCAAGCAGCCTGATTTTGTGAACGAGTTTCAGCCTTGCGTGCCTTAGCAGCAGCACTACTATCAGCCAAATACTTTTCACGACCAGCCCAATGTGCAGCCACATTCTTTTCACGCTTCTGCATACGAGTCAACTTACTTGCAGCGGCACCACTAGGCTTCTTAGGCTTAGGTGACGGCTTAGGGGCTGCTACACCACTCTTAGGTGGCTTAGGTGGCTTACGACCTGCACCACCAGTAGCGGTCTTTGCTGTAATCTTTGGTGCTTTACGACCAACAGATTTGGTTACAGAACCCATAGCGGCACGAACTTGTTGTTGTCCAACAGACATTCCCGAAGCAGCAAGTGCATCGGTGATGGCTTTCATCAAAGCATTTTCGTCAATAGGCAACTTTGCCACTAGTACATTGCTTTCTTAGACATCTTAGATGACTTAGCACCCTTAGACTTTTTGCCCTTAGGATAGTTAGAGGTCTTTATCCCCGCCTTAGGTTTAGCATCGGCATGGCTGGACAGAATCTTATATTTGACTGGCATAATACTCCTAAATACAGAAATGGTGGGAGATTGCTCTCCCACCATTATCGGTTTGTTCCCTAAATGTGTGGGAATTAATTACTTAACTGCGCCGCCAGAGTTCTTGCGGTACAATTGTGCCGTTGATGTTGAAGTTACAACAGCAAGGAATGTTGCTGAAGTACCATCAAACACAACCATGTTTCCACCGTTGGTAATCGTCCAACCAGTAGCCGTAGTTACCGTGTATTGGTATGCTGACGCAAGGTTCACGATTGTGAACTCAAACGAAGTTCCAACTTCTTCGTCTGTCAAAGCAGCCAGCACAAGTGCGGCTGTTGGCAGGGTGAAAGTTGTATCTACCGTTGGTGTACCAACAAACAACTTGCTGGTAAGCAATTCTGCTGCGGTTGGTGTTGCTGCGTCAGTAATGGCTACTGCTGTAACCTTTTCTGCTGCTGTAATATAATTAGCAAGACGGGTGCGGTCAATTGCACCATCAGTGTTTGATTTTAGTGGCATTTTTTATCCTTAAGTTTAGTTTTGTTTTTGTTGTTGTTATTATAATAATGGGGGCTTGCGCCCCCACTATAGGATTCTTTGACTAAGCAGTCTTAGCAGTCAACTTGCCTTGCTTTGCAGCATTGCGACAAGTAAGGTTACCGTAACACATGATGAGTGCGTAACGAGCATCCAAGTCCTCTGGACGAACAAACTGTGTTTGTGCGAACCACTTGGACGAGTGACCAACCAAAGTCAGGTACTTGCTGTTCAAGAAGTACACTACACCAGCGGTGCAATGCTCATCGTAAACAACTGGAGCAGCCTTGAACAACAGGTTTTGGAAACCAGCATCTGCTGTCTTGGTGTCCGTGTAACGGAGGTTTGGTTGAAGCAATGCTTCGTACTTCTCAAACAAAGTCTGAGTTGTTAGAACCATGTCTGGGTGGTCGTTACCAACAGAAACGCTGTTGTAACCAGTTGCCATATCAGCAAGCGACAAAGCAACGGCATCGTTGTCCTCGTATGAACGCCAGTACTCGTTACCAGATGTTGCACGGTTGATACCGCCAACAGTTCCTGATGCTTCAACGATATTTCCAAGACCGTTCCAGTCTTTTGAATCGTTTCCAGTTCCATCACCATAGAACATAACATTGAAACCTTCACGCATTGACTCTTCAGCCTGCATGATTTTGGCTTCCAACAAGTTAATAATTTCTTGTTCGCCGTTGTTCTTGGCTTCTTCAATACCGCTAATTGCGATAGAAGCAGCGTACTGCTTCCAATCGTATTCGGCAGCAGTGATGCCACTTTGTGCGGTCAAAGCAATTGAATCGTAACCTGAGTACGACTTAACAGTTGAACTTGTTCCGTAAATGAGTGGTTCAACAATTTTGGTACCGCCGTTAAGCATACGGATGCGACCTTTATCCTGAAGGAAATAGGTCAACGGGCGTGCCGTAAAAATGTTGTCCGTGAGTTGGTCACGATAGTTTGCGAGCGTTGTACTTAACAGCGCATCAAAGTTTGCGTTTGACATTATAGTATCTTTCTAAAGTTTGGTTGATAATTTAACTTGCACCCATTTGACGCTTAGCCGCTTCCCAAGCATCAGCCACCGATGTAATAGGAACAAAAGTTTCATTGGTTGTACTAGCGGTAGCCGAGGCTCCACCAGATACAACCGCTGCTGCACGCTTCGCTTCCAACACACCATCTTCAACTTTTTGTTGAACCTGTTGTGCTGCTTCCTCTGTCCGTGCTTTTGCAACCATTTTATCGTAAGCAATTTGCTTGTAAACGCCCTCAAGGTCCTCGGTGTTCATCCGCAAAGCGGATGTCACAACTTCCTTGACATCAAAATCAGGATACTTGTTTTGCAACCCCTGAATCTCACGCTCAATAGCCTGTTGACTCTGGTAATCCTCAAACTGTGCTATACGCTGGTCAAGTTCACGATACTTTACATCCTCAGGACTATAATCTTCTGGTTCAGAACCCTGAACCATCTGTTGTGCCTGTGAACGACTAATACCGTAATGCTGACTTAATAGGTCAATCGTTGCCTTAGGGTCATTTTCCAAAGCCGCACTAAGCGCACTAGCAAACTGAAACTGGTCCCGTTGCTGAGATAACTCTTGTGTTTTTCTGGTATAATCCGCTTGACGCTGATAACCTGCGATAGCCTCTGAAAAAGGAACTTGCAATTCCTCACCATCAACCTTAATTGGAACTCTATAATTAGAATATTCCTCAACGGACAATGTTGGTGTATCGGGTGCTTCTGTAATTACACTAGTTTCGGTTGACCCAGCACTTTCTAATGCAGGTTCCATTGCTGGTGTTGCGAGTTCATCACTCATTAAATATGTTCTCCTATAGAGTCCTAAATGGTTGCTCTATATATCCTCAAGGCGTTCCCTATTGGGCTGGAGGTTGTCCTTGCTGAAGCATAGCCATCATATCTGGAGAAGGTTCACCAGCAGGGGCAGGGGCACCAGAAGGTGCCGCAGCCCCAGCAGGAGCGGGGACAGGAGGGGTGTCACCCATTTGCTGCTGAGGCTGGGCTAGAAAATCGTCAGGGTTCTTAACACCAAAACCGAACTGTAGCACATGTGCCGCAAGTTTTGACATGTCAATAATACCTGCACCAGCGAACGGTGCCATAGCATCAACGAGTTGTAATGCCATTTGACGCTTAAAGGATTCGTTATGTGGTTGTGTTGAACCTGCTGCTACCTCAAAGTCAAAATCACCTTGTAGATAGTCACGGTCATAGTTGACCCATATTGGTTCACCATCACGACCCATAACACGGGCAACTTGCTCACCTTGCATGAACTGCTGTGCCAGTTGTAACATGCGGCGAGCAACCTCGGCTATGGCTTGTTCAACGACAGCCAACTTATCTGATGTGCGTGCGTTAGCAGCATCCTGCATCAAAGATGATTCTGTCGCTGTGCGCCGAATCTCCGATACGGCACCACGCTGAAACTCTGACACACCAGAAATACGGTCAATATCACCAATAATCATGTTTGACTGGTTATAGAACTCTGGTGGGTTAATGACCGCTGGGAAGGCTGTAACAACACCACCCAAAGGTTCATCGCTGGTAACTGGAACCATAACATTATCTTCATCAGATTCTAATGCTGTACGACCCATCTGGTCAAACGCTGATTCCTTGTATAGATATTTGCGGCTAAACTTTTTGCGATGGTTCATCATCTGCGAACGGGTTTCGTTCAATTCCAGTTGCAAAGGTTCAATGGACTCTAAATCGCCAATAGGATAGAAATGGTCTGGAACATCATAGTTCCTAATCATAACAAATGGTTGACCAAACGCATAAGGCATTTTCATAGGTTTAACAAGGAACATATCTGAACCTTCACTGAAAACGCTCATACTGTTAGAAGAAATGTCGTAGTATTCCCAAATCTCTGCGTAACCCTCATTCTTGTCGTACACCTTACGGCGACTAGGGTCATCAGCATAACGGCTAACAGCCATAGGGGTAACATCAACACGAGCAGCCTTATTGTAACGCTTATCATTACGGACATCAGCAATAGGGCGGCGGATACGCTGCGCTATCCACTTTATGTCTTTCATGGATGTAGCATCGGGGTCAACAAAAATGTCGTTAACAGAAACACGCTCAGCAAAAGGACTATCCTCACGAACAACCGTGTTCGTATGTCCGATGCCATCAGGGTTAGCCTCCGAAATCTCAGATTCACCTTCCACTTCCTCCTCAACAAAACGGTAACCAACTTTAATCCAACCATGCCCAAAAGCCAACATGTCCTTGATAGAACGGCGGAACTCTGAACGAATATCTTTGTGTCTCCACCAATAGTTTACAACAGCCTCGGCAACAACACCCTGCGGAGCGAACTCTGCACTGGTAGCGTTGACAGTAATCTTAGGATAGTTAACAGAAATACTAGGTGAAATAACATTGATGGTTGAGAAAGCCACATTGACCAACATTTGGTCCTCATTTTTGTAGTCAT